ACTATAAATACATTTTTTGAAAATTTAAAAACTAATATACTATCTTAAATGGCATACGATTATTTTAACAAACCAGCTTCGTTAGGATATACGTATGGAGCTAAAAGAACTTTAGACGATTTAGAAAAAGATGAAAACTTTTTAGAAGTCTCTGAAAGATTTTTACAGTCTGTAGGTGAAAACTCTGATGATGTATTTGAATACTTAAGAGATTCAGATTTTAATTTAGCATCTGGAATGAGTAGAGCCATGCAAAGTGGTAAATTTAATGAGCAACAAAAACAAGACTATGCGTATTTAAGACGTGAGTTTGATAATGCTGATTTAGGAAGTCTTAAACAATTTGCAGGTTTAGTAAAAGATGCAGGTATTGATATAGCAACTGACCCTACTTTTATTGTAGCTGCACTAGCTGCTCCTTTTACAGGAGGAACTTCTTTAGCCAGTAGGACAGCTATAGGTACAACAGGTTTAAAAGTAGCTAAGAATTTTGTAGGACCTACACCTGCTTTTGTAGGACCTGCACGTGCAGCAGTAGGAAGTTTAAAAGCAGAAGGTAAAAAGTCTGTAAAAAAAGCTGCTGCGGTAGGTGCTGCTGAAGCTGGAGCTTGGTTAGGGCTTGATAATCATTTTAGACAAACTACAGAATTAAATACAGATATAAGAAAATTATATTCGCTTCCAGAACTAGCTGGTTCTACTACTTTAGGAGTATTAACAGGTGGTCTTGTAGGTGGTGGAATACAAAAAGCTAATTTATATTATAGTAAAATGAATAGGCTTTATTCTGATGATGAGTATTTAAAAACTAAAGAAGGAAGCTTAATGGATAAAGTTTACAAAACTTTAGAAATTGCAGACAAGGCTAAAGGTAGTGTTATTCCAATAGGCTCGGCAACATCTTTATTAGATACTAAAGCAAAGTTTTCTCCAAGTACTAGATTACTAGGTAATTTATTTAGAGAAGATTTTGATAGGACATTTACTTCAGTAACTACAAAAAAAGTAGAGCTTGGTCATGGAGAAATGTTAGATAATCTTAGAGGAGACTACCATAGATTGTTTGATGAAGCTACTGCTCCGTTAAGAAAAACAGGAGCTTTTAAAGAAAGTGACGAGTTAGCTGTAATAAGAATTATAAGGGGTGATAAACCTGAAAAGTATGGAGCTGAAGTACAGCAGGTTGCTAAAGATTTAGAAGCTTTCTTTAATAAAATATTTGATGATGCTGTTGATGCAGGGCTTATACAAGAAGAAAGAAAACTAGCTAATTATTTTCCTAGAAGTTGGAACAGAAAAGCTATTGAAGATAACAGAACAGCGTTTCAACAAAAGTTAATAAATGAAAAAATTGTAAAGAATGAAGCAGAAGCATCAAACTTAGTTGATGGCATGTTAAATAAAAAAAATGAGTTGTTTTCTTCTCATTCTGTTTTACTAACACAAGCAAGGGCTTTTAAAGATTTAGATGATAATGCATTTGAAGAATTTTTAACTACTGATTTTAATACTGCTATTAATTATTATATGAATGCAGCTAATACTATTCAACATAAGAAAAGTTTCTTACTTCCAAAATTTACTCGTAAATCAAACGAAGCACAGTTCAGAGAAAGATGGCTAAACCCTATGGATAAAGAACTAAGGGAGGCTAGAGGGCAAGGTAGAGGACTTACTCCATCAGATAAAAAAAGTATAATAAAATTGTATAGGTCTGTAACTGGACAAGTTAATTATTTTGATAGTGGTTTAATGCAGGGTGTTTATGACGCTACAAAACTTGCAAACTCTATAGCTTATCTACCACTTGCAACAGTTTCATCATTGACAGAAGCAATAATACCTCTTACAAAAACAGGAGGTTCTATAACTGGTCCTGCTAAAGATGCACTTAAAGGAGTAGCAGAAGGACATAAAATATTTGTTCAAGATATACCTGTACTTCTCAGAGCAAAACATAAAATGAAAGACTCTGACATTCAGAAAGAAATGCAACAAGTTTTTATGGCAATGGACGAAGCATTTGCAGAATCTACAAACAGATTAACTGGAGAAGGATTACAGAACGAAGCACTCAAAAAAATAGGTAGAGGATTTTTTAGACTTAATATACTAACTCCGTGGACAAAAAGTGTACAACTTGCTTCTTTTAATATAGGCAAAGGATTAATAAGAGAAAACTTAGAATCTCTTGATAAACTTGCTAAAGAAGGTGTAGATATTTTTGATGAGTCTAGATTGATGGAAAAAGTTTTAGCTGATAAACGTGCTAAAGTAAAATCAACTAGTAAAATAAAAGAAGTTCAAAGATTAAAAAGTGAACTATTTGATTTAGGTATAGATGTAGAAGATGGTATTAGATGGTTAAATAGTGGAGCAAAGACAACTTTTGGTGCTGAAAGAAAAAATGGAGTACTGACAGGAGAAATAAAATATGCTGATGATTTTTATAAGTCTGTAATTCAAGGAGCAGGTAGGTTTGTAAATGAAGTAATTATGCCTGTAGGAAGAGATAGAGCTAGAATACCAGTATTCATGACTAATCCTAAAGTAGATATACTTACACAGTTTTTAAGATACCCTGCTGTTTTTAGTAATACAGTATTAAAAAACTATATAAGGTCTGCAGTTGTAAACCCTAAAGTAAATGGTGCTAAGTTAGGAGCATTTGCTTTAATAACTGCAAACATGGCTTTAGCTACGAACTATTGGAGGTCTAATAAAGAAAATAAAGATAGAATAGTTCAAGACGGACTTGAAGGTGAAGATATAAGAAAAGCTTTTCAACGTGTAGGTTTGTTAGGTCCTCTTGATTATGGTTATCGTTTTAAAGATTCTATAGAATACACAAAAAATCCTGCAGTTTCTAGTATTAGTTTAGGTGGTCCAGTTATGACAGATACTTTAGGATTGCTTCTAGGTAGAAGAGGAGTGACTGAGACATTAGCTAGGAAAGCTCCACTAATAGGTACAGCCGGAATGGTAGATACTTATTTCGGTGATACTTTTGAAGGATATGATTATAATGCACTTATAAAAAAAGCTAAAGAAATAGATAAAGAAGGTAATTATCTTTTAGGTATTAAAGACAGACCAAAGGATAGAAAGTATACTAGAACATATGAAAGGTCTTATACAAGAAACTATGCAACAGGTGGTTTAGTAGAAGGTAAAGATGATGTTCCTTACACTAAGGAAGACCCTGCTGATAGAGTAAATAAATATACAGGACAACCTTACTCTGACCAAATGGCTAGACTTGGATTAGCTGAAGGTGGTGTTCCTTTGTTTGAAAATAGAATAAATAATCCTGATAAATATCCTTATATTAAACAAGGTAAAAAGTTAGTAACTCATCGTATGGCTCAATCAGATAATATTGCGTATCCTATGGTTCAGTTACAACCTGATGGAACTTTAGAAGATTATGGTGATGATTTTGAAGCAGCTAGAAAAGCAGCTATAAAAAATAAAAACTTTAAAACTTTTAAAACTGAAGATGAAGCTATAGCATATGCAGATGGTAATTATAAAACTAAAAAGTTTAATGAATATTATAATAATGAAAAGGCTAGACTAGGTTTTTCTAAAGGTGGTGAAGTAGACAAAAAAACAAAAAATATTATACATATAAATAATTTATTAAAAGAAAAAGGGTACTCAAAAGAAGCTAGAGCTGGGATATTAGGTAACATAGGTGTAGAAACAGCATACACTTATGACTATACAAAACAACAGGACAACGGTAATGGTTATGGTTTGATGCAATTTGATTTTCAAAAACCTTTTTATAATGAGTATTTAAAAAAGAATAATTTAAAAGATTCTGCTGCTAATCAAATTAATTTTACACACGAAGCTATACATTGGAACGATGATGTTATGGGAATGAACACAGATGACAGAAGAGCTTTACAAAAATCATTTAAAAGCAATGATATAAATAATGCAACTATTACATTTTCAGAAAAATATGAAAGACCCGGAATACCTCATTTAGAAGATAGAATAAAAACAGCTAATGAAATATATAAAATTATAGATTAATATGGGATTTCCGTTTGAGATAATAACTATGCTTGGCTCTACTGTACTTGGTGGAGTTATGAGTGTATGGGCAGAGAGTCGTAAAGCTAAACAAGATAATCAGAAATTACTTATAACACGTGGCGAGTTTGAAATGAAAGCTCGTAAAGCTGCAAGAGATGTTAAAGATAAAGGATTCCAATGGACAAGAAGAATCATAGCACTAACATCAGTGTTTGCTATAGTAGTATTACCTAAACTTGTAGCTGTTTATTATCCTGATGTAGATGTTACTGTAGGTTATACAAACTTCCAACCGGGATTCTGGTTCTTCAAAGAAGGTAGAGATGTCTTTGAATGGATAACTTTTCAAGGCTTGGTAATAACACAATTAGATACCAACTTAGTATCAGCTATTATAGGTATGTACTTTGGTGGTAGTTTAGTTAAGAAGTAATATGCAAGACTGGGTAAACGCTATAGAGACTATTGGTATTCCGGCAGCAGGTGCAGCAGGGTTAGGATATCTAGTATGGGTACTCTTTAAATCTTTAATAGCGGACATACATAAGAAGTTAGATACGCAACACGGTATGATAGTTGCATTAATAGATAGAATAAGACAGATGGATAACGACATGATTAGAATAGATGCTATGTGTCGTGCAGCAATGGGTTTAAAACCTGATATAGATAGGATAGCTAGAGCAGATGGACAGAAAGACCAACGAAAAGATTAAATTAGAATTACCACTTATAAGTATATTTGTATTCTTATTTATTATAAGTGTATTAGAACAACTACAATGAAACTAGATGATATAGAAAATGTACATCCTATGCGACAGATTACAATAGCTTCTGTTGTACAGGTATTAGTATTTGGACTTATGTTATTTGCATTTTGGATAAACGATAAAGCATTATGAAATTAATACCAACATTTAAAAGTGAAAAGACTTCAAGGAACTGCAAGTGGTGTATGTTCTTTTGGTCTATGTTAATTATGTTCTGGTCTGTAGGAAGCATTGCAGATGAGATAGTATTTAAGTTTAAGAGTCCTAGCTTTAGTGGTATTAATACTAGCTCACATTATCTTACTATTCAAAATCAAGAGTTTAATCGTAAAGAAGCATTGAAGGCAGAAATAAAAGCTTTACAAGACCAAATAGAAAGAGACAAAGAAAATACTACACTTGCAAGATTTATAAGAAACTTAGAATCACGTATATACTCACAACTATCAAGACAGTTAGTAGAGAACTTATTTGGTGAAGTTCCTTCTGATAGTGGTACATTAACTTTAGAAGGCAATACAATTGTTTATAACGTGGAAGATGGAATAATAACTTTAACTATAACGGATAGTGATGGCAATACAACGACTATATCTTTGCCTGTTGGTAACTTTACTTTCTAGTTGTGCAGTAGTACAAGAGAGTGGAGATTTAGTTTTAACTAAAAAAGTCCAGTCTAGTTCTACATTAGATTTACAATCAGAAGAGTTAAGGAATTTACCACCAGCACAAATAAGACCAACGATAGCTATATACCCTAATAGCTTTAGAGATTTAACAGGTCAAAGAAGAAGTAATAGTACTTTTGCTTTGTTTAGTACTGCTGTAACACAAGCACCTGAAGCTTTTCTTATTAGAGCTTTTAAGCATACAGCAGGTGGAAAGTTTTTTAGAGTTGTAGAAAGGGTAGGTTTAGATGACCTAACAAAAGAAAGACAACTCATACGTAGCACACGTAAAGATTTTAAAGAAGATAATAAGATGCAACCACTGTTATTTGCAGGGTTGTTAGTCCAAGGTGGAGTAATTAGTTATGAAGCTAATTTAAAATCTGGAGGTAGTGGTGCAAGATACCTTGGTATAGGCACAAGTAAACAGTTTAGAGAAGACACAGTTACTATATCTTTAAGGTTAGTATCTGTATCTACTGGTGAAGTTCTTATGGAAACATTAGTATCCAAAAGCATTTTATCAACAAGTGTTTCTCAGGATGTATTTCGTTTTATTGAGACTGGCACAGAGCTAGTAGAAATAGAAGGTGGTATATCAGAGAATGAAAGTGTTTCAATAGCTTTACAAAAAGCTGTAGAAACTGGGGTATTAAATATAATCAATATTGGAATAGAGAGAGGCTATTGGAAATATGAAAACTTTAAAATTAATGAGCCTAGTTGTGATGATGAGTGCATCGCTTCTATACGGGGCTGATAACGAAATATATATAGACCAGTCTGGTGCTACATTTAATTTAGATGCAGAACAGCTTGGTTCAGGTAATATCATAGGTGGTGCTACTGCTGCTGCTGGGTCAATGACTGCATTAGACTTAGACGGTGGTGTACAGACTATTGATATTAATCAAATAGGGTCAAGTAATAAATTCTTAGGAGACATTACTGCAGATAACTTTGTAGGTTTCTGGGAGTTTGATGGTTCTACTAATGTGTTTAATGTACAGATAGACCCCACTAATACTTATGGTGCTGATGGTTCTAATGTTAATGTAGATGTAACAGGTGGTACAAATACCTTTACACTTGACTTAGCTACAACATCTTTAGCAAGTAATGCAGATGTTGACTGGGTTATTAATGGAGATGGTAACACATTTGATTTTAATATTAATAATGCTGATGCAACCAATGATGTAAATGTTGATGGAGATGACAACACTGTAAACTTTACAGGTCAAGGGTTTGCAGGTGGGTACTTTAAATTAACTCAAGTGGGTAATTCAAGAACCTTTAATATAAATCAACTGAGTACTCAAGATAATGACTGGTTAC